GCAACAGAAACACTTGTTTCTAATAATTCTGGTACAACAGTAGCAGGCAAATTACTTTCAGTAGTTAGAGAAAATAATAGTACTACAGATGTAAGACCTGCCACACCTATTCCAGCTAGTTTAAGATATTTGGCAACAGATACTGAAAGCTTATCTTATAGAAGCAGATTTAATCCTTGCTATTATACATTAAACCAATTAGTATATGTTTTACCTGAGCCAACAGATACTGACAATCAAGCTAGAATTAGTCAAATAGTATATCCTGCACCTGCTTATGATGCTGATGGAATATCTAATTTTCCTAATGAATATGAACATTTAGTTGTTTTATATGCTTCTGCAATGACTTGTCAAACTGCTGCAGCTGAAATACAAAATAATATGCCTACTGCTCCTAATGCATCAAATTACGGATTAGATGATATACCTTTTTATGATTCTGCAAATGAACAGAATGATGTTAAGATTCCTACTCTTCCTGCTTATATTGCTCCTTCAACTAGTAATTTAAGTTTTACTACAATGAGCAATGCTTTAGGTATAAATGATTTAGAACTTTTTGATAGACAAATTAATATGTTTGAAAAGAATTTAGATTTATTTAAAGAACAATCAAATATAGCAGAGAAAGAATATAATAATGAAATAAAAGAATTTGATTCAGAATTAGAAACTTTAACAAAAAATGCTGATAGAAAACTTCAAGCTCAAGCTTCAGAATATAGAAGCAAGGTTTATAGGTATCAGTATTATATAACAGAATATAGTCAACTTATAACAGAAAAAATGACAAAATATAAGTGGTATATGGAACAATATGTAAGACTTATGAATCAATATAACGCTGGTATTGCTGGTATTGCACAGCAACAAAAACCAACTAAAGATGACGTAAGAGCTAAAGCTCCTAGAGAACAAATGCCACAACAACAGGAAGGAGAAGAATATGGCGGATAGTGCCAAAGGAAGAATGTCGGCAAGTGTATTGCTAGATAGTATCAAAACAAAAATGTCTGGTAAATTTGATTATTTACATCCAAGTTTAACAAACGCTACATCTGGAGGAGAAGGTTGGGTTTATGCAGAAAAAAATGTGACTGCTTCTTCTGCAGATTTAATAGGAACAACTGAAAGTTTTTTAGGACCATCAACTACAGCAGCTGACGTAGCTTCTGGTGATAAAGTAAAATATTTAGTTATAGAACATACAGGTTATACAACTTCTACAATGAAAATTCCTACTAGTGAAGGAATACTTTTAGCATTTGATGGTGTGTCTTTAGTATACAATAGTCCTGATGCATTACTTATAGAAAGTGGAGAAATTTTTATATTTAAAGCTCCAAATACTACTATAGATAATTTGCATGCTAGAACTTGTATTACTAGTGCAGGAGTCCCAAGTAGTAATGGTACTGGAACTGCATTTGTTAAAATAGCTGCTGTAATACAAAACGTTTAGGAGGTATTATGAAATTACAAGAATTTATGGAAAGAGTTGGAAGTAATCAAACTGGTAGAGTTATCGCTTATGTAAAAGATGGCATGGAAGAAATAGCTATGCTTACAGAAGTTCATATTGATGCACAAAGACAGAATATAACAGAAGATAGAAGGTTTTACGACTATCCTTCTGATTTAATTAAAGTTCTTGATATAAGATGTAAAAATCACTTAAATTCAAAAGATGAATATAGAAGTATACCAAGATTAATGAGACCTCCAACAGTAAAAGATTCGGATAACGTATAATGGCTACAACTAAACAATATGCATATTACTTAGAAGGTAGCAGACTTGCTATCGTTGAAAAAGATACTACATTTGATAATAATGTAGATAGTAGAGATTTTTCTCCTGGTATTGCAAGACAAGAATGGAAGTCTCCAACAAGTTCTGTAGCTAATGGATTAGAAATTAAATATGTGTTATCTGGTACAGAAAATTTAATAGATGAAACTTCTATATTAAATCTACCTACATATTTATCTAAAGCTTTAGTTTATTTTGTAAAAGCTAAACTAGCAGAAGATGCAGGTCAATTCGATATGAAAGAATATTTAATGAAAGAATTTAGAAAAATGATAGAAAAACATGAGACTAGTAAAGTAAGTGGAATGAGAATAACTGTTCCTGGCTCTCATGGAATAAGATAATAAAAACTAACAAGCCCATTCACGCACAGCCAGTGCTTAGGGCAGGAGGTAAATATGGCAACAGGGATAAATAAACTTACAGTACAAGAAGCAACAAATCAAATAGCTCAAAGAAAAGTTATAAGAGTTATTCCAACTATAGAAACAGCTGAATATGAATCAGGAGATGTAATCTTTAATTCTGTAGCTATTCCAAATGCAGTAATGAGAGAAGGTGGTTGTTCTAAATTAATAGCTGCATATATGGTTAGTAATTCTACAGATAACTTGTTATTTGAAATGATATTTACAGAAAATGCTGCAACTTTTGGAAGTGTTAATGCAACAGCAAATATTTCAGACCCAGACATAAGAACTGCAAAAGTATTAGCATCTTGGGCATGTGAAGCAGTAGATGATACAACTGAGCATCTTGATAATTCTGAAATAAAAAGAATATTTGATACAAGAAGTGCAAATGGTGCAAGCACAGGAAATCTTACGCCAACATTGCTTCAAGCAGCCGAAGGTTCAAGAGATGTATACTTTGCAGTATTAGGAGGTTCAACTATTACTTATGGTGGAACAACTGATTTAGAATTTATTTTTCATATAGAATATTAAATAAAAGGAAAAATAATATGTTTAAATTTGGAAAAACATCAAAAGAAAGACTTGAAACTTGTCATGAAGATTTACAAAAAGTTTTTAATGAAGTAATAAAATATGTTGATTGTAGTGTAATAGAAGGTTATAGAGATGAAGAAAGACAAAACAAATTATTTTCAGAAAAGAAAACTAAAGTTAGATATCCCAATGGTCGTCACAACTCTAATCCTAGTAGGGCTGTGGATGTGGTGCCTTATCCTATTGATTGGAATGACAGAGAGCGTTTCCATCTTTTTTCAGGATTTGTTTTGGGTATTGCAAGGTCTATGGGAATTGTGTTAAGATGGGGAGGAGATTGGAATATGAATTTTGAAGTAGATGATAATAACTTTGACGATTTTCCACATTTTGAATTAAAAAAATAAACGGAGAAACTATGGTAAAACGAGCAATTGTTACGCCTGACAAACATTTTCCACATGCTGATATACCAGCTATTAAAGCTGTATGTAAAGCAATAAAACTAGTAGAACCTAATATATATGTAGATTTAGGTGATACTGGAGAGTGGGAGGCTTTTTCAAAACATAAATGGAGAGGTAAGCAAAAACCTCCATTAGAATACTTAGTAGACGACTTTAATAGAGATGTTAAAAATGTTAATGCAGGTATGGATATTATCGATGAAGCTCTTGATAAAGTTAACTGCAAAGAAAAACATTTTGTAGAAGGTAATCATGAAAATTGGTTAAACTTAACTGTTAAAGAACATCCATACTTACCTGAATACTTAGTACCTAATGCATTGAAATTAAAAGAGAGAGGTTATGAATACTCTCCTATGGGTCAATATTTAGACATAGGAAAACTTAGCTTTTATCATGGACATCATTATGGAGGTCAATATCATACAGCAAACCATTTAAGAAAGTTAGGATGCAATATAATGTATGGTCATTGGCATGATTTGCAACATATGTCTGCAACACATAAAGATGGACCAATAGGAGCTTGGAGTATTGGGTGTTTAAAAGATATGTCTGATGAAGCTAATGCCTGGCTTGGACATAGAAAAATTAATTGGGCACACGCTTTTGCTATAGTAGATTATTATGACAATGGTAGATTTACTGTAGATGTAGTGCAAATAATAGATGGAAAGGCTAGAGTATGGGGCCAATTAATAGATGGAAATAAGTAATGGATTGGTTGGCAATATTAGAAAGATATGGTGTACCATTAGTAGTTGCAATAGCATTTTGGTTATTTATACAGAAACAAAATAAATACATTCAAGATGAATTGTCAAAAGAACTAAGAGAATCTTTTGGTAGAGTTGAAGGAATATTAATAAAGTTAATAGACCAACAAAAGAAAATGCAATTAGAGCAGAAAGGTATAGAAAATAGTTTTAAAACACTGGTTACTATAATAGCTGAATTAAGTGGTAATGGATTAAAAGATAAGTTTTTAAGAATGCAAGAGAGAAATGAAAACAAAAAATACTAAAGATGATTTAATTTTATCACATCTTGAATATATTAGAACAAGAGTTGATGAAATAAATGGTAGAGTTAGACAAAATGAAAATCAAATATCTTGGATAAAAGGTATAGGTTCTTCATTTGTTTTTGTTGTAAGTGTAATACTTGCATGGTTAGGATTAGAAAAATAATGGATTTTATTATGGAACATTTCAGAGATTTGTTATATTTTATGGCAGGATTTATGACTACATTTTGCTTAGGATATATGTTACATAAGGAGGAATAATGATACAAGCGATTTTAGTTAAAATGATATTCAATGGTATTTACAAAGCTATAAAAAGAAAGCATAATTTAAATAAGATAGATGATTATGTTAATAAGCCAAATGAGCTTGACAAGCAGATGAAGCAAGTTCAAAAGAATTTAAATAAAGCTTTGAAATATATAGAAGTATTAGAGAAAGACGTAGGAACGTTGAAAAATGATTCTCATCCACCTATAAAAGGATTGGAGAGAAGAATCAGAAAACTAGAAAAAAAATAGGAGTATAATATGGAATTTATACAAGCAAACTGGGAATGGTTTTTATTAGGATTTATGATAGTTGAAAAAGCTATTAAATTAAGTCCAAGTAAAAGTGATGATATGTTACTTGATATGATTATTAAGCCAATAATAGAAAAAATAAAACCTAAAAAATAATGGCTAAAACTGTTTGGAAAATAGATAAATTTGAAGGGGGTTTGAATGATTATTCAGACCCCAAAGATATCAGGTCTAATGAATTTGCTGATATTAATGATGCTTTTATTGGAAAGGCTGGTTCAATAAGACCTTTAGGAAGATGCATTAATAGTAATGTTGTTCCAAAAACAGATATTAAAAATGATATAATAGCAGGTGAGGGTGCGTTTGCATTTAGAACTAATTATGGATTTAATGTTATACAAAATGAAAGTGAAATTGATAACACTGAATTTACATTAACTCGTACTCAAACAGCTGCTGATGGAGAATATGCTAGAGCTCGATTTAAAATAGTATCTATGGTATGGGCTTTTACTAGTAGTTATACTGGCGATGGTGGTGTTTATTATCATGATAATTTAATTATGAGCCAAGGAGCTTTAAAACTTACAATGTATTTAGGCTCAACTGCTATTACTACAGAGCAAACTGCTTTAACTTTTAATGGTGATTCTGATGGAAGTTCTAGTTGGTTTGATGATGCAACAAGAACTACCCCTCCTGGAAGTGAAGGAAGTGCTGGATTTTATGGTGATGGTGACGCTGCTAAAAACTTTGCTTATCCTTATAATATATGGAATAGACAAGCAATAAGAGATGATATATATTCTATTCCAGGAAATGTTTCAGATAATAATTATAATTTTAATCACGATATAGTAAATAATTTAAATTTTAATTTTAATGGATTTTTTTATTCAGATGGGTTTGTAGGAAACGTAACACTTCAGGGTTACCCTCATCCTCAACAGTCTCTTGGTTATGATATTTATCAAAATGGTATTGTAGCAAATGGATTAAACTCTTATGATAAACCTTTAGGACATCATGATAGATTTGGAGTAGGTCCTTATCATTTCCCTGGTTTTAGTTGGGAAGATTTCCATCCATTTGCTGATGGAGAAAACTCAGAATCTAGTGTCCCTGCTGTACAGGGTGTTAATGGTCTAAATTTGGGTATAGACCTTGGGGAACATGCAATAACTCAAACTAGTAAAATTATTAAACCTCAATTTCCACATCCACCAAGTTCAGGGCATGGACCTCAATTTTTATTTGATGAATATAATCCTATAATTGCAGCTACATATAAAAATTTAAAAACAGCTATTAATGACTACACAGGAACAAGTGGTATAGTATGCACTTGGACTGATGGAAATAATGATGACCAATTAGCTGGATTAGAACTTAGAGCTAACGCTATAGGAACAACTTTTAATAACGCTAACATAGAATTTACTTTAAATTCTTCAGGACTTGAAGGAACTATTACTCAAGTTACACAAACAAGAGGAACAACTAATGTTAATTTATTATCAACTGAAGATAGAGAAGTAGTCGATGGAATTGGTGATGGTTTAATACCTGCAATAGATGTTGATAAAGAAAATGGAGTTGTGTTATCAGGAGAAACATATATGTCTGGTGGAGTAAATTTACAACCAGATATATATAATATTACTTTTTCAGGAGGATATGGAAATGGTGATGATATTTTTATATCTGTTAATCCAACAGGAGCAAATGTTGCAGCAACTGAGATACATATAAAAAACTTTTATGATAGTATAAATAATTTAGCATCAGCAGTAGCTGGTTCAATAAATGCTATAAGTACTATAAGTGCTAGTTCTGACGGTGCTGTAGTTACAGTTACAGGAACAGCAGGAACAGCAAATGGATTTACTATAAATATGGTCTCAACGCCAGACCCACACTATTCTCTTTTTCAAGCAGGAGATTATTATGACCAAACGACAGAAGATAAACAATATATTTTATTAAATAAATCTGGAGACTTACATCTTAATTCAACTACTAATTATAAAAGTAATTTTAAAATTTACAGTACTAATAATGCTTCATGGTTAGATATATTTTCAGATGAAGATTCTAATTTAAATCCTTTGCAATCAAGTTTTCCAACTACTTCTTTTTTTGACTGGTATTATACATCTACTAATGATAATAAACCGTCATTAGTAAGTAATGGAGAAAGAGTATTTTTTGGTGATGCTAATTTTAAATTAAATAATAACAACAAATATTTTGGTTTTATAGATAATAGTCATTTTTTTAGCAATCCTAATGTTAATGATGATAGCAATAATGGATTTTTATTCTTAGGAAGAACATTTGGATGGTTTCTAGAAGATTCAGCTAAAAAATGGACATTTACACAAGGCTCAACAATAAATTCTTTATGGGCTTTTCCAGATAAAATGGGCGTTAGAATAGATGCAAATAGTAGTATTAGTACTGCACATAATGCTGATGAAGCTAAAATGGAATTTAAAATATATACAGCAACAACTGATGGAGTAGATTGGTCAGGAAAAATAAAAGTATATCTAGCAGCTGTATATGATGATGGGACAGAATCACTCCCTGGACATCAATTTACTTTTGCAGGAGGAAGTCAAACACTTGATTTATCTGCAGAGGCTTCTAGTTTAAAAATAGAATGCTCTATTAGACCTCAGAATGATAATGGTCAATACTTATTTAATGATAGAAGAATAACAGGAGTAAGATTATATTATACTAGTGATGAAGATGATTATGAAATGTTTTATAATCTAGGGTTAGCAGATTTTAATAAAGGATTTATTAGAGCAGCAGAAATACAAACATTAGATGATACTACTGGAAATGCTTCAAGATATGTTTGGTCAGATAATGGACAAACAGGAGCAAATGCAGTTAGATTATGGAATATGGATGCTGCTAGTAATAATGAAATAATTGAATATACAACACAACCAAGAATGGATGATTATGTTAGTATAAATGAAATAGAACTAACTACTAGTTCAATGCCTACAACTTTAGATGTTAGATATAAAGCTATTTGTATAGCTGGAAGAAGAGCATTTATTGGAAATTTAAAAGTTATAGATAATAATGGAACAAAATATTATAACGATAGAATGATATTTAGTCCTCAAAATAATTTTGATATATTTCCTAATTCTCAATCAAACATATTAGAAATAGAAACTTTTGATGGTGATGAAATAATTGCATTAGCTTCTTATGGAGATAAAGTTTTACAATTTAAAAAAGATGTTTTGTACATATTAGATATATCAGGTGAAGCTTCTAATTGGTCTGTTGAATCTAGAGACCTTTATAAAGGTATATTAAATAATCATTCTTTTTGCGAAACTCTTGAAGGTATTTTTTGGTTTAATAAATATGGTGCTTATATGTATAATGGAGAAGAAACTGTTAATTTATTTTTAACTGAAAATGAAGAAAGAACTACTAATAGAATTAATTTAGAAACTTGGGAAAGCTTTGTATCTTCTGAGTCTGTATGTGGATTTAATCCAAAATCTAGAGAAATATTTGTTGTTAAAAAAACTAATCAAACAAGCAATGAATCAGATGGTGATTGTTATGTTTATAATCTTATGACTAAATCTTGGGTTAAAGGTTCTGATAAATTTTATACAGGAGATAAAATAACTAATTTTATAAACGTAGGAGATTTAAAACAATTAGGATTTTTTACATCTGTAGACCGAAAACCACCTGTTCCTAAAGGAGAAAGCAATAACCCAGGAGTACCTTTTTAATGGCAACTAAAGTATCAGGATTAAGATTGTGGGAAGAAACAGCGTCTGAAGCTGTTAATAGAGATTTTACAATTCAAACTAAACTAAATGATTTTGGAAATCCTTTATATAAAAAAAAGATATATGGTTGGTATGTTAACCTTACTCAAGGTTCTTCTAATAAAGTTTTTACTTTTTCTTTATACTACAGAGAAAATACTACAGATTCATGGAAGTATTTAGGGTATTTTTCTAATGTTTCTACTTCTGCTAGTTCTACAACTACTAATAGTCATTATTATACAGAACAATTTCCAGGCTTTGCAGTTTATACATTGCAAATTAAACTTGTTGGAAGTTATGTTTCTGGAGATGTTGGAATTAATGATTTTGGTATAATGTATAGAAATTATAGAGAATCATCAGGAGAAAGATTTGATGAAACTTAAAAACGTCAAATCTAAATTAAATAGAAAACAAAAAGCTTTTTCTAGTGGAAAGGGCACACCTAGTTATAAAGAAGGCTCAAATGGAGATATTACTGTAAGAAATATTTCAGGCAAGGGTTTGTTCTTATATTACAAATATCAAGGAAAATGGTACTCTACAAGGCTTAATAAAATAAATCCTAAATATGCTGAAGATAAAGAATCTGTTGTTATTCCTAAAGGAAGAAAACCTAGAAAATCTGGAGAATTAACATTAGATACCTCTAATAAAATGCAATTATGTAAAAAAGTTATTAGTGGAGAAGAACGAAAAACACAAGTTCCAACTATGAATAGTTCTAATATTCTTGATATAACTGAAATACAAACTAAAAGAACTAGTACTACAGGAATGGGGACTGATAATGGAGGAACGTCAGATTTTAAATTAGTAAATACAACAGGGCATAGTTATATGCATATTGAAACTCAAGGGAGTTCTTATGACCCATATATAATGTTTGCGTATAGACAAGTTGGAGAATCAGAAGCATTAAAACAATGGACTATTGGAATGGATAATAGTGCTACAGATACACTTAAATTTCATTATAAAGGTTCAGGAACTGCTCCATTAACACCTTCTTCTACTGCTGGAGGAGGGTCTGCAGATTCAGTAATGGAGTTAACAAATTCAGGTGCATTAAGTGTTTCTGGAACAGTTACAAGCAGTAATGGAGTTTGTGGTGGACCTGCTGTTACTAATCACGTTACTAATAATGCTGATGATACAATGGCTGGTACATTAACAATTGATAAAGATACTACAGCAACAACAACTGGTTCTACTTATGGATTAAATATAGATTATGACCATACAGGCATTTCTGCTAGCGGACAATCAACTCGTAATTATGGTATATCTTCAGCAATTAATAGTGATTCTCCAACTCATGTAGGCTCAGTTTTAAATTTTGGAATTAACAGTACTGTAACCGCAGGAACAAGTGGCACTCAAAGTAGTATTGGTATAAATAACACAGTAACAGGAGCAGATACAAACACAGGCATTTATCAAAAAGTTACAGATGGTGGTAATGATTTAAAATTTGTTAGTTCTGCAAATTCATCTAATATGTTTACATTATCAACTGGAACGAATGCTGCAACTATTTTAGAAACAACTGATGCTGTAGGTGCAAATGCTGATTTAACATTAGACCCAGATGGAGAATTGATTTTAACCCCTGTTACAGAAGTTCAATCAGATGCTCCTTTAAAAATAAAAGAAAGTGCAGATGCTGTTGCAGATACAGCAGGATACGGTCAAATATGGGTAGATACAGCAACACCAAATGAGTTAGCATTTACAGATGATGCAGGCACAGATATAATTGGTGTTGGTAAGTATCATTATGAAACAAAATTTATAGGTTTTTATGCAGGGCAAACTGCACAATATATACCAATGACAGGTTATATAATTGAAAAAACATCAACTGGTAGCAGTAATGAATTTATATCATTTGTTGCACCATATAATTGCACAATAGAAAAATTTATTTACAGAAGCGAAGTAGCACAAGATGGCACATTCAGTTTAAGAGTTTTAGAATCAAGTGATAATACAGAAGTACCTAGTAGTGTGATATATAGAAAAGATACTACTATTGATATAGCAGATGATACATTTTTAGATTATGATTTAACTAGCCCTGGTACTGGAAGTGATTATGCACCATTAACTAAAGGCAAGATTTATGCAATTTATGTAGCAACACCAGCAGTTGGTTATGACACAAACATAACAGTTGTTTTTAAATGGGATATAACTAGTTAATAATAAATATTGGATTAATATAGAATAATGGATATATTTAACAGACAAATTACAGAGAATAACTATGGCTACAATTAGAAGAAGAAGTGGTGTAAGGAAAGTACAAGATACTAGAGATAAAGAGCAATCACCACCACCTCCAATAGGAATGGCGATGACTGTTGGAAATCTTGGTATGAAAGCTGCTGAAATGAAAGATACAGCAGTTAAAACTAAAGTTACAGAATCAGGTATATTAAATAATAAGGTTAGTGACCCTTCTGCTCAGGTGCAATATAACGTATTTGAATCAACACCTCCAGACAAAGGTATGGGATGGCTTAGACCTAAAGGTGATAGAATACAATTAAATACAGAGGTTTCAGATGCATTAAAAGTTTTTGAAAAAACAGGTGAAGGGGTTTCTAGTGAGGCTAGTAATCCTAGAGTTTGGGAGCAACAATTATCTGATGCAGGATTTAGTGAAACAGAAATAGCTAATGAATTTGGTTATGAATCTGCAGATGCGTTTGCTAATGCAAAAACTACTAATACTGTAGAGTTAAAATTATCTGATGGAACTACATATACTCCTAAAAAAAATTACTTTTCTGATGTTGTAAAAGATGCAAAATTACCTGAAGGAAAATTACCTGAAGGAGATATATTAAAATCAGCTGGAGAGATTAAAGAAACAGCAAGAAGTCAATTTCAAAACTTTATATATGGTTCTTCAGGTATAGAAGGACAAACTATTAGCTCTCCTATGGTTCCTGATGCTTCGGCTACAATAGGTACTGTAGGTAAAAGTGCAATAAATCCAGCTACTGGAGAATTAGTTACTCATACAGTAAGTGGTACACAGTTAGCTTCAGGAGGCAAAGTAATGACACTTGCAAATGGTAATGCTGTTCCATTAGGTGGAAAAGCTTTAGCTGTAGAAAAAGCAACACTTACTGCAGTAAAAGGAGGAGCTGATGCAGCTTCTGCCTCTGCTTCTGCAAGTACAGCAAAAGCATCAGTAGGAGCTAAAGTATTTGGAGATGTCGCAGGTGCACATGCAGCTGCAAAAGCAGCAGGAGCAACAGCCGCAGAAGTAGCAGCCGCAGGAGCAGCCGCAATAACACCAGTAGGGTGGACACTTATAGCCTTAGCTATTGTTGCAGCTGGAGTAGAACTTACTAAAAGAGATAAGAAAAAGAAAAAAAGAAGACAGCGTAGTGCTGGAAGGAGGATTTAAAAATGGCAACAAAACCTTATAAAGCGGTAGGGGGCGACCCATTACCTTATAGAATACCTGAATTAGCAGAATTTGGTTTTGGAGAAACAGGAGCAGCTGGAGCTAGAATAGAATCACATCCTTTTTACAGACACAGACTTAATAAAAGATATATGAAAAGAAGTAGTAGTCGAGGCTTTGGTTTTAGTAGTAGTGATACAGACCCTATTAGATATTTAAAACCTGGATATGACCAAGATTCTGGATTAAGTGAAGAACAATGGCAAGCAATTACTAAAGGTGGTGGTTTAGCATCAGATGCAATGGTAGGTCTTGCTGGTGTTCAAGGCGGTAAATGGTATTCTCAAAGTCAATTTGATGAAGGTGGGCAACTTAAAGAAGGTGCTGA